CGGTGGCCCCGGTGGCGCCGTTGCCGCCGTCGAAATGCGTCCCCGACCCGAACGTGCCCCCCAGGCCGCCGGCGCCGTTGACGCCGGTGGTGGCGCCGAGGCCGCCGCCGCCGCCGTTGGCGGTGACGTTCGCTGCGTCGCCTGCGAACACCGAGTTGCCGCCGTTGCCGCCGGCGCCGCCGGGGGCGTTGCCCGCGGAACCACCGGCACCGACAACGACCGTGTACAAATTGCCCGGGGTCACCGCCAGGCCGGTGCCGGTGGCGAACATCCCCCCGCCGCCGCCGCCACCGCCGAGTTCGGTGCCGCTGCCGGTGGCGTTCCCACCACCGCCTCCGCCGCCGGCGGCCCAGTTCTGCGGGGTGACCGCGGTCACCCCGGCGGGGGCGGTCCACGGGTACGACCCGCCGATGTTGAACACCGCCGACCCGGACGACGACGACGACACCGCCGCCCACACCGCGGTGAACCGGCACGCCTCCCCCGACGGGTCAGCAGTGTTGACCACGGCCTGCGCCGTCGCGGACGCGGAGTCGGCGATGGTCACCGCAGGTGACCACGTCGCCGAGTCCGCGGACACCAGGTCGAGGAAGAACGCCGTCGAATCCGCCGACGCCGACGGCGCCTGCCGCGTCCCCGACACCGCAGACTGGCTGGTCGACAGCATGTCCGCTGAAATGCTGGTCTGGGTGGTGCCTTTTTTGATCGCGGCGAAATGGGACAGCAAAACCCACCCGCCGGCGTTCACCCCGTCGCCCGCCGACCCGGTGATGGCAGCCTTGTACTGGTAGTACCCGTTCACCGGCTGGTCCTGCGACTGGCCGAAGTACCCGGCGGTGTCGTAAACAACCTGCGACGCCGTCACGCTGCCACTGGTGGCGAGGGACGACTGCGACCCGGACGAGTTGGTGTGGAACGTCGACGCGGTCGAGTAGTTCTCGAACAGGATGGGCGGCTGCGCGGCGAACGCGATCCCCGTCGGGTTGTCACCGGTTCCGTCGGCGGTGTAACAAGCCAAGTCCAAGGATTTTGCCGTCAGCGGGTTCAGCGCAGTCCAGGGGGTGACCGGAGTCGGCATCCAGCCCCCTTCAGCCACCTGACGGTAAAGTTGCCATCTGTCCGGGAGGCTGGGCTGGTAGCGCAGGGGCAAGCGCGCACAGGCAACCGCGGCTATGTGCTGTGAGGATCGGGTTCGAGTCCCGTCCAGCCCCCTCCCGGGCCCTTACCCGAGCGCACCGCTGCCGATCTGGTCGAACCCGGAGTTGTCCAACTGGAGGATGCTCGCCTCCAGGGTGTACGGCGACAACTGCGCGGACCACTTCCACCCCGACGGGCCGATCTGGTGGCCGATCCGCTGCACCAGGCAGTTCTGGGTGATCTGCGCGCCGCCGACGGGGGTGCGGGTGGCGGTGGCGGCCTGCCCTTGCCGCATCGACAGGATCACCGGGAACGCCGCGGTCGCGTTCGGCACCGCGTCGACGGTGATCCCCGCCACCCGCAGGGACGGTTGCGCGTACTTGGCGGCCTGCCAGTTCGCCAAGTCGATGGCGTCCTGCTGCGACATGGTGGTGATCGTCTGCTGCAGCGCCGACCGGGCGAAATACGCCTCCACCGACGCGAAATCAGTGTCGGTGGAGGTGAGGAGGTTATTCGGCCCGTACTGCAGGGTGGCCTGCGCCTGGGTGTACAACTGGGTGTTGTCGAACCCCCAGGATTGCCCCTGCAAATAGGGCACCTGGCCGGCGGTGGGGTCGGGGTCGTCGCCGAACACCGCCGCCGGGGACTGGTTGAACAGTTCCTGCTGGTGGAAAAACACCACCGCCCCGCCGGGCATGGCCGCCGCCATCGAGTTCTCGTTGACGGCGAGCTGGTTGACCGCCGCGGTGGCGGTGGACCCGCCCAGGTTGTACGCGGGGCCTTCGGTGACGGGGGCGGCGGCGCCGTTGAACGTCTGCCTCCCCCCTCTGGGGAGGGGCAGGCCGGCCCAGGCGAGGATCTGCCCCATCCGGGTGACCGCGTCCACGTTCTGCTGCCCGAACCCCCCGGTCGCATACCACGACACGGCCCGTTGGGCGGTGACCGGGTTGCCGATGATGGCCAGGTCGAACACGGTGAAGTTCCCCGCCACCAGGGCACTGTTGCCGTACGCGTAGTTGGGGCACCCGGCGGTCACCGCGAACCACGCTGAGGTTTGCGCGGCGGTGAGGGACATGGTGGCCTGGAGGGCGCCGTTGACGTACACGTTCAGCGACGCCGCGGTGAGGATGAGGGTGACCTGCTGCGCGCTGGATGACCCGTTGAACGCTGCCGCCACCGTTGACCCGTCCGCCAATGTGACTTGCAGGGTGCTGCCGCCGGTGAAGTTCAGGATTTGCACCGACAGCGACGGTGTGGTCCGGTACGTGGACGGCGGCCCGTAGGCGGTGAACACCGTCGGCTGCACCGCAGTAGAAACGTTCTGGGTGTTCACGATCACCCAGAAGCACACGGTGACCCCGGTGAGCGGGGAGGGGAGGTTCTGGTCGTAGTACACCATCCCCGGCCCTGACACCGGGCCGGACGGTGCGGCGTTAATGTCGGTGGTGCCGAAACCGGTGTCGCTGGAACCCAGGACGTTGGTGGTCTGCCCCGTCCCGGCGATGACTCCCCCGGTCCCGTCGACGTACATGCCGTTGCGGGCGTTGACCCGGGAGTAGTTCTGCGCCAGGAGGCCCTGCGCGTCGGCCTGGGAGTAGTACCCGAGCGCGGAAAGGCCGGAGCCGCCGCTGAAAGAGTTCAGCCCGTTGCTGAAACTGAGATATTGCTCCGAGCACGGTGTGAGCAAATACGGCTGGTCGATGAGGAGATCGCTATTGAGGGCGGACAGCATGGTCGCTGATGCCATCACGGAGATGGCGTCGGTGGCGACCATGGACGACATGCCCCACTGCGGCAGGTCCGGCCATTCCTGCGGCCACCGTTCTGCGTACCCGTAGAACACCGAATACCACACGCCGGCCCAGAACGCGCTGACCCTTATGGGCACCTCGAGGACCACGTTGGGCCAGAACGGCGACAAGGCGTTCCCCGGGGTGAAGGCTCCGTCCTGGTTGTTCAAGGCGATGGTCATCGTGCCGGCCTCAGCCTGGGACAGCTCGTACTGCCGGCCCGCCTGGGTGGTGATGAACGCCTGCCCCTCCGCCGACATGGCCCGGGGAGTGATGTCCGTCCACGACAGGCCCGGCCCCTGATCGGTCAAAGGGGCCTGGGACGGGTCGCCGGGGTCGAACCCGAACCCCGCCTCCACTTTCAGGACGGGGAACGCCGGGTTTTTCTGCACCGGCGGGTACACGGTGGAGGTGACGGCGAACGTGATCGCCGACAACGGCAACGGCCCCGCCGTGGTGTAAGTGGTGGCGAGGTTCACCCCGGCGCCCACCGACTGGAGGAACGGGAACACCGACACCGGGTTCACCACCGCCGCCCCCGCCGGCGGGGTGAATCCTTTCACCCCCACCGGGGACACCCCGCCGCCGCCGAGGTTACTGCCGGCGCCGCCGCCGCCGCCCGCCGCGGTCGCCGACGTCAGCGGCGTCCACCCGGCAGGCGCCGACGGCGTGGTCAGCGACCCGACGGTGCACACGGAGAACGCGAAGTCCGCGTCGGTGGCCACCCCCGGGTTCAGGGACAGCGACGTGGCGGACTGGGCGGAGGCGGTGTCGACCACGTCCAGGTTGTACAAGACCGGCATCCCGGCCAGTTCCAGCACCACATACGCCAGCGACGACGCGAACGTGGTCAGGGCCACTGACAGCCAGTCGATGTGCCGGGCGTTCGGGCAGATCCACGCACTGGACCGGGACCCGGTCACCGACGAGGACGTGGTGGCGACGTGGAACCACTTGTTGTCAGCGGAGTCGCACACGTTCACCGCGGGCATCGGCGCCGCCGTGACCCCCGTGGACAGGTCCCACCCCGCCAGGACCACCAGGCAGTTCCCGGCAGCAGTGGAAATTTCCACCGACGACGAACCGTAGTCGAACGTGGACGACCCGACGACCTGCTGCACCACGATCGACGCGTCGCCGGCGGACGGGGTGAGGGTGAGGAACGCGGTGATGAACGCCGCCGGCTTGACCGCCGTGGCACCCGTCGCGGACAGGGACATGGACGTGCTGACATGCGCCGACCCGAACTTGGAGGTGCCGCCGGTGATCGCCCCCGTCGCCGACAGCGACATCGTGGCGGTGATCGACACCGACGCGGGCTGCACCGCCAGGGAGTCATACAAAACCTGCATCGACCCGGGCGGGGACCCCGGGTTGCTGATCCGGGAGTCGGTGCTGGTTTTGATGTTGTCCGCGGCGGCGCTGCCGCCGCCGGAACCGTTGAACCAGATGAGGTCGGCGACGGTCCCGCCGCCGGCGCGGAACGCCAGGAACGCGGCAAGGATCTGCCCGCCGGACGCCCCGGACCCGGAAATCCACGTGACCACCGACGTGACGGGCACCGACCCGTCGACCGGGATCGACCATTCCCACATGCCCAGTTTCAGGCCCCACGTGGTGGCCAGGCTGGACGAGTTCGCCAGGGTGGCGTTCTGCGACCCGGTGAACGCGGAATAGTAGTAGTCCGCCGCCACCGCAGAATGGTAGGCACCGAGGGACGCTGTCACCGTGCCGGGGAAAAACGCGGACACGTTGCTGTTCGACGACAACGACGGGACGTAAGTGAGCTTGACCCCCATCGCGGACACCGCCGGCGCGTAAAACGCCACGTAGGTGGCGTAGTTCGCCTCCGCCTGCGCCGCCGTCGTGCCAGCCGGGTACACGTTCGGGAAACCGTCCTGCGACCCGTTCCCGAACGGCCCGTTTTTCCCGAACAGGTTCGCCTCATGCCACAACACGACTTCAATGTCGGTGGCCTGGACGCCGTTGTCGAAAAAATACTGGAGCGCCGTCTGGATGGCGGCAAGCTCCTGCGCGTAGGTGATGGACTGCCCGGGGATGGTCCCCGAGTAGGCGTTGGTGCCGTCGCGCCACGGGCGGAAGCTGATGCAGCATTTCACCCCGGACGTGGCGAGGGGCACCACGTTCTGCGCGTCCTGGGTGGGGGTGGGCAGCGGCGCCGCATTAGCGTCCCCGTCGGGGCCGTAGTACCGGCGCATCACCCCGCTGGACGGGGAGGCGAAGTCGCGGCCCAGCACCGCGTCCCACGCGCTGTTCCGGGCTGTTTGCGACGCCCCGTAGAACGTGTTGAACACCGACGCGCCGACCCGGCACCGGTTGCTGTACGAAGGGCCGAGCAGCCCGGAGGAGGTGACCCCGGTGTCCTTCACCCAGAACGGGCCGATGTTCGACAGGGAGTTGTTGATCCCCAGCCGGAACGCCGCCACCGCCCCGCCGGTGTTCAACGTGGCCGCCGTGGTGTGCGTTTCGCTGGCGGTGGTGTTGTCGGCGCCGCCGAAGAAACACTGCAACTGGGCTTTGCCGACGGTGGCGGAGCCGGTGACGTACCCCTCGAGGCGGAACCACGAGTTCAGCGGGATCGACGCGGTGGAGATGATCTGCTGGGCACTGTTGGTGTCGAGGACCTGCACTTTGCCCGCGGACGTGATGGTGACGGCGGCGCCGAACCCGGTCAGGCCGGTGACGCCGAACTGGATCAGGTTCACCGCGGAGGCCGGGTTGCCGGTCCAGTACCCGTACACCCGCCAGTAGCAGGTGGTTATGCTGCCGAGGGACGTGTTCCACCGGACGAACGGGGTTTGCGCTGATGCCCCGGTGGCGACTTTGAGGGCCTGCCCGTTGTGGATCTGGTGCGCGTTGTCGGAGGCGAGGGTGGTGCCGGTGCCGGTGGTGACCGTGTCGAACGCCGCACCGCTGGCGCCGCCGGAGTTCCCGGTGGTGACCGTGGTGCCGTTGGCGATCCCGTCGAAACAGTTGCAGAGCGTCACCCCGGCCATGGTCAGGCCACGAGCGTTGCGAGCACGGCACCAGACCCGAACGACAGCGTGTCCCCATTGTTGGTGGTGATCGCGCTGGCGAGGGCGCCCCACAGCCACCGCAGCGGGGTGCCCGCGGAGTCCCAGATTTCGATCCCGGCGACGGTGGCGGCGGGCATCCCCGCCTGCGACAAGGACGTGTTCGTCTGCACCGTCCCCGACCCGGCCGAGTACGCGGGGGCGGAGAACGCCCCGGAGGTGCCGGTGGCGTAGGTGATGCCGGTGTTGGTGACGTACGACCCGCCGGAGAGCTGGGTGCCGTTCACCGTGGACGACCCGTTGGTGGTCATCAGCCGGATGTGCCCCAGCGAGGAGGCACCGGAGTTGAACCCGGACGTGAGGACCGCGGTCCCCGCCGCGGGGGCGGAGTACCCGACGACGACACCGAGGAAGTCGGTGACCCGGTTGGCGTCCATCCCCGACGCCCCCCCCATGATCGGCGCCCCGGCCCGCAGCCACGCGGTCAGCTCCCCTTCCAGTTGCCCCATGCGGCTCTCGAGCCAGGTGACCAACTGTTCCCCCCGGGCCCGGGACGCGCGCAGCACGGTGCCGCAGATGCCGGTGTCGTCGAAACACCCGGCGTGGTCGCAGCAGTCCATGTGCCGGTAAGTGACCGAGCCGTCGTCGCCGGCGTGGACGTGCCTGGGGTGCCGGTCGAACTGGCCGCACAGGTCGCACCGCTGGTCGACCCGGTGCGACGGGGCGCGCATCCCCGCGGGGAGGTCAGGCAACAGGTTCTCCTTAGCCGAGCCCGGCCCACACGCACGGCTGCAACGCCGTGTTCGAGGACGGGGTGATCGTGGACGGCAGGCTGGTGAACGTGCCGCTGGTGGTGGCGAACCGGTACTGCGCCGCCGACAGGCCGATGTTGTTGATGTTGCCGGACACGGACTGGCCGCGGCCCAGGCCCACACTGGTGGCGGTGCCGGAGTTGAACAAAACCCCCACCCAGTACAACCCGGGGGTGACCGCCGCCGACGCGGTCATCGTGGAGATCGTCGCCCCCGCCGTGGTCACCACGGACGCCACGTTCGCCGACCCGAGCAGCGTCCCGGCGCCGTTGTACAGCCCGACCCAGTTCTGGTTCGCCACCCCCCCATTGGTCCCGGCGGCGGTGGAAATGTCCCAGTAGATCTTCTGCACGTTGGTCGACTGGTTGACCTGGACGCCGACGAGGTCCACCTGCCCGTTGGTCATCCCCGCGTTACCGCTGACCTGGGCGGGGTCGAACGCCCACGCCACCATCCCGTGCGTCCGCGGTTGCGCCACCCCCAGGGCGTTCCCGCCGACATCCAGCGACGTGGACGTGTTCAGCGCCACCACCCCGGCCGCGGCCCGGGACATCACCGCGTCCGCGGTGCCGGACCCGGACCCCCACTGGATTTGCCCCGCCCCGGTGACCACGAACCGCTGCCTGGTGTCGCCGGTGACGTTCGCCTCGAACGCCGTCGTCGTCCCCGCCGACACCGTCACACCCACGGGGATGGCCAGCCCCGGGTTCGGGTACGTCCCCGACAGGGAACCCCCGGCGGGGCCGGTGGGGGTGGTGCTGACACTGCTCGCGCTGGCCGCCCACGTCCACCAGTTGTCCGTCGTGGTCCCGTCGAACACCACCGACTGGAACGCGTTCGACGCGTTCAGCGCGACCGACGTGCCGCCGTTGATCAACTGCCCCGAGGACGTGTTGACGGTGACCGTGTTCGCCGTGCCGGTGTTGACGATCGTGTACCGCTGACCGGGTGAGAACCCGTTCTGTGTCGCGTCGGGAAGGGTGATGGTGATCGCCCCGCCGGAAGCGTTCGCCAAGATCACCGCATCCGTCGGCAGCGGAACGTACGCGGAGGTGACCGTGGTGACCTGCTCCGTCGCCCACCCGTTGCTGACGAGGGTGCCGGTGACTTCCACGTTCGCGTCCAGCACGGCATACTGCGGCACGTCCACCACATCCGTCACCAGTGAAGGGAGCACAGGGAAAACCGCGTACGAAGGGCCCGCGAACGTGGCCCGGTGCATGTCCCCCGGCGCCGGGGGGTTCGACGCATCAACGGCGAGGACCGCTTCCAGCACCGACGGCGGCGGCCCCGGCACAGGGTTCGTCAACGGCACGGCACCCTCCGGGGGTTATGATCTGGTTGCCCCGCACGGCACAAAGGGAGCAGGTCATGCGCTGGACAATCGCGCTCGTGACTGCTGGGCTGCTGCTGGCCGGGTGCGGGGGGGGCAGTGCCCCGCCGAGCGCCCGCCACCTGGCCGGGCAGATCACCGGATGCCGCCATTTCGTCACCCAGGTCCCCGGCGTCCTGGCCACCGGGGATGTGACGTGCGACCCGCCCGGCGCTGGTGCCCTTGGCAGCATCGAAGTGGCGACGTTCGCCTCGATGCGCGACGAGCGCCAGTGGATCCGCGAGCAGGCGTCCCGGGCGTCATGCTGCGTGGAGGGGAACCTGTGGGCCGCCGACTACGCCTACACGCAAGCGGACGAGTTCCCGCTGATCCTCAAAACCCTCGGCGGCCGGCAAGTCACCGGCTAGGCCGGCGGTGCCATTGTCCCCGCCTGCGCGTTCCCGTTTCTGATGTTGTACCGCAAAACCGCAGGCTGGGTCGCGGTCATGATCGTCTCCCCGTCCACTTGCACCGGGACTGTGACGTTGGCGTGCAAGGTGATCGCCTGCCCGCCGCTGCCCGCCGCTGCGGGGGCGCTGGCGACGTTGACCATGAACCGCTGGGTGTCCGGGTTGGACAGGACCCTTTCCCCGCCGGCGAACATCACCAGTTCAGGGCCGTGCTCACCGACCATGGCCAGGCCGCGGGCGGCGTGCTCGGTGCCGGACTGGTACCCGGTCCGGTGCCCGGACGCCCCCTGAATGTAAGCGGACGGCACGCCCCCCGTGGTGACGATGTGGAAGTCAACGACGACGGTTTTGCCGTGGATGCTGCCGATGGCCTGCTGAAGGCCCCGCGCGGCGCCGGAGGCGTTGTTCAGGTGCCCGGACAAGTTGCCGAGCATCCCGTTGAGCTGGTTGACCTGCCCCCGGGTGAAGCCCATCTGCTGCGCCAGGGCGTCCACCGCGGTCTTGGCCATGCCCGTGTTGTGATACACGTCCACCAGCGACGCGTAGGTGGCTTTGAATGCTGAGATGACCCCGTTGTTCACCGAATGCTCGTGGTCCCACGCGGAGGCGAGGTTCTGCGCGTTCTGCTCCAGGTTCGACCCGGCGATACGCGCCTGGTTCATCGAGGCGATGACGTCCTGCCCGATGGATGACCCGAGCGCTTTGGCGACACCGTTCAGGTCGGACATTTTCCCGGTGACGTCCTGCACGATTTTCGCCAGGTCCTTCCCGGACCCGCCGGCGGCGTCGATCTGCCGTTTCAGGTCGGCGAAGTTCTTCACGTTCAGCCCGGCGGCGTTGAAGAACCCGACCAGTTCCTTCTGCGCGGTCTGCGACTTGGACGCCAGCGGGGTGAAACTGGATGCCATGTCCAGCAGCGCCTTGGTGAACTGCGGGCCTTTCACCGCCCCCTCCGACCCGGCCCGCTGGAACCACTGCACCAACTGGGACGCCGACCCGGTCAGGATGGAATCAAAGTTCTGCCACGCCTGTGCGCCTTGCCCGGTGAACCGGGTCAGGTCCTCAGCGAACTGTTTCACCGACAACGTCACCGAACCGGACCGGCCAAGAACAGTGGTGACAGTGTTGGCGCCGCGGGTCAACTGGGTCAGCGCCTGGTTGAACCCGCCCAAGTTCTGGGTGCCGCCGACCATGTTGCCGACGAAGTCGGAAAACGCCTGCTGCAACTGCTGCACATGGTTCGCCGAGTTCGCCGCATCAATGCCCAGCAAGGTGACGTCGTGGCCGACGGTGGAGGACTGTTCCCCCATCGCCCGCATCCCGGCAACATAGTTGGCGACCTTGATGCGGGCGATGGTGGCCTGTTCCCCGGTGCCGGTGATGCCCTGCGCCAGGTGCACCCCCGCCTGGTCCGCCAGTTCCAGGGCGCCGACGAACGTAGTGCCGTACGTGTGCTCCAGCCGCCCGGCGCCGGCGAGGACGTTTTTCATCGACTGCGACAGGTAGTCCTGCACCTGCACGGCCTGGCCGGTTTTAGCGATGGCATCCTGCTGCGCCTGCGTCATCCCCATGATCCGGGACTCCACCCCGGAGGATTCCGCGCCGGTGATGCTGAACGCCCGGTGCAGGTTATCTTGCGCCTGGGTGAGATGGTCGGTGGCGTTGGACCACTGGCCGATGATCTGCGGGATCACCTTCATGTTCGACGCCCTGGACACCGCGTTCTCAGCGTCTTGCGCCCACTTATCCAGCGCTTCCCCTGCCGCTACCGCCTTGATCGCCAAGTAAACGAACCCGCCGACCGCCAGCAGCCCCAGGGCGGCCTGCCACACGGGGATCTCCGCCGCGAACGCGGTGATTTTCTCCCCGGTCGCGGCGATCTGCCCGCCGGCGTTGACGAACGCCCCGCCCATCTGCGCGGCGTCAGCTTCAATGTTCCCGATCGCCTTGCCACCGGTGCCGAAGTCAATCCACAGCGAGCCCAGTTTCGACGTCAGGTTCCCCGCACCGGTGACCATGCGGCCGATGCCCTGCAAAAACACTGATGCCAGGTTCTGGATCACCGACCCAGCGCGCTGAAGGGTGAAAAACCCGCCGGACAGGTTCGTCGTCGCCCCGAACATGCGCCCCAGCAGCCCCACAAGAACCGAGCCCCACCGGTTGAACTCCTCAAACGCCATGATCGAGGTGAAAATGTGACCCGGCATCCCCGACAACGCCGACGCCAGGTGAGCCGCCCCGCCGAGCACATCCAAAAGGACATGCGCCAAGCCGGGCATGTCAGAGGCTAGGTTGACAATGGCGTGACCGGTGTCCCCCGCGACCTGCCCGAGCTGCGTCAGGTCCTTCACCCCGCCGCCGAGCAAGTCATGCAGTTTCGCCCCGAACGCGCCCTGCATGTCCGCGGTCACCTTCGCCGCGAAGTTATCCAGCACCCCCACCACCTGGGTGCCCTCTTTCACGAACGACCCCGCGGAGACACGGGCAATGTTGATCCCCGCACCCAGCAACTCGAACACGTGCGGGTCAGCCTGGTTCTGCGCTGTCTGCAACGCGTGGCCCAGGCCGAGCATGTCCCCCACGGTTTTGTGTGCCATGTTCGCCGTGGCCTCTTGCGCGTCGTACATGGCGGTCAGGTGCGTTTTCGCATCCGTGAACCCTTGCGCCATCACGATCGCCCCGCCACCGGCGGCGACCATTGCCGGGATCAGCACCGCCGCAAGCTCAGCCCCGCCGGCGACCACCCAGTGCACGAACGTCCCCGCAGCGATGCCCCAGATGCGGAACCCCCGCACCCCGGCTATCGCGGCACCGGCGACATCCCGGCCCATGCCGTCGAACGCGTCACCCGCGGTTTCACCGGCCTTGCCAAGCGCGATGATGTGCGGGACTGCTTCTTCGGCTGCGGCACCGGCGTCCGTGGCCTCCTTGGCCATCGCCTCAAACCCGGCTGCCCCCGCCGCCCCGGTGGTCTCCAGGTTGATGTCCAGGGTTTTCCCGTGCAGGGAGTCGATGGTTTCCTGCAGCACCTTCGCCGCCGCAGCGGCCTCCAGCATCGAATCCCTTGCGAGACGAATTGCGGCGATAAATGGCGCTATGTCCGCTTCAAACGCTTCGGTCACGGTCGGGAGTTCTGGCACGCTCACTCCCAACAATCATGTATACTTGCCCCATGAGCGGGAAATGCCCCGAAGGGTGCCAGTGCAGGAAGCATGAACGCCGCATTTATGGTTCCCATGAGAAAACCTGCGTTGAATGCGACGACACATTTATGGCCAAGTATCTGAACGCCCGATACTGCTCACATAGCTGCTATCTGAAGCATTACGAGCGCGAGAACGGCGACAAGCGCCGGGCGGCGGCGGCGCGCTGGCAGCGAGCCAATCGCGAGCGCAGGCGGGAGTACAGGCGCCGGTACGACGCGGAGAACGCTGACCGCATCCGTGCCGTGAAGGCCCTGAAGCGCGCCGAGGTGAGCGCCGACCCCGAGAAAGCCGCCGAGCGCCGCGCGAAGGCCCACGAGTACTACCTGGCCAACCGTGACCGAATCCGCGAGAACGCCCGCCAGCGGCGAGAGGCCACGCTAATCCACCGCACCTGGAACTTCAGAAGCGCCCACGGCACCAAGCAGTCGCTCCTGGACGAACTCTACGAGGCTCAAACCGGCGAGTGCTACTTGTGTGGTGACCTGCTTGACAGGGAAGCACCCCGGGCGATCCACCTTGACCATGATCACCGCTGCTGCAAGCTCGGAAGATCCTGCGAGCGTTGCCGCCGCGGGCTGGCTTGTAAGGACTGCAACACGGTTATTGGCCGCGCCCAAGACGACCCGGCACGACTCAGGCGCATCGCGGACAACTTGGAGCGAGCCCTAGCTGACGTGGATCTCCGCATGCAGCAACCACGACAGATCCGGGAGCATGTGTCCTATGAGTTCATGTGCCTGCAGTGTGGTAAGCCGTTCAAGGCAACTAGATCAGACGCGGTGTGCTGCTCGGCACGCTGCTATGACCGGATGAGGTACCGGCAGACCCTTGAAGCCAAGGAAGCGGCAGCAGGCCCACAAACCTGTCAACAGTGCGGCGAGCGCTTCACGGCCAAGCGGCCGACGACGGCCAAGTACTGCTCCAAGGTGTGCTCCAACCGGGCTTACGTCAGGCGCAAGCGGTTGCTGGAGCACGGCGGCACAGCAGAACTCGTGTTTTGACCTACTCGCCCCACACCAGGGCCATGAACGCGGCGATCTTCTTCCGCTCGATCTCGTCCTCAGCCTCCACGAGGCCCCGAGCCCAGTAATCACGAGCTGGGATGTACACGGACTTGGCGAAGTTAAGGAACAGCCCGTCGCCTTCACGCTCGGACTTCCAGAACGACGTCGCCGACGTGGGGTAGGACGTTTTCCACATCAGGAACTTGCGGTTTTTCACCGTGATGACGCGCCCAAATTCCTGCACCGCAGCGTAGATCGCGGTGTTGCCGGCGATGGCACGCCCCGTCCCCCCGCCACCCCCGCCCGGGATGACAACGAACGACTCCGCCAGGTGACCGCTGACCATCGCGGGCGGCCCGCCTTCCGGCGCCGGAGTCTTGGACCACCGGTCATGCGCGGTCTGCCGCAACGTCACCTCAGACACGTGGTCGGTGAACGCCTCCGCCATCGCAATCGCCACCGGCTCCGCCGCCGCCTCCGCCCGCTCCGCGATCACCTCAAGGTACGCGGCTGCCTCAGCGAACCCGACCACAGGTCACCCCCCGGACTGCTGCTGGGCTTCCTGCGCGGCCAGCCGGTCCACCTCGGCCCAAGCCGTTTCTATGATCGGGATCCACTCATCCTCATCGGCCCAGAGATTGTCAACTTCTTCCGGGGTCCACCCGTAGAGCTTGGCGTACCACCGGTACTTCAGCATCCGGGCAGGCATCCCCTCAGGAAGCGCCCCCTGCTTCCCCTTACTGCGGAAAACCGTTACGAGCTGGCGGACAACTCGGGCGTGCTCCCCGGGTTTGGGCGGCTCCGGCCAATGACCTTCAGCACCAGCGGCTGCACCTGCTCATGCAACGCACTGTAATCCTCGGCGTCCAGTTCATCCCCGATCACCGACGTCCGGTCCATCCCGTTCGGGCCCGGTGTTTTCGGAATCGGGATGCCACGCTCCGACAAGGACCAGTCGGTGATCGTCTCCTTCAGAAAAGCGTCCGTCTGCCGGATCCCCACATCACCAGGGATCAGCGTTTTCCCGTCCTGAACTTCGATGAGGACGGCACCGGTCACCCGGCCAGCGAGACTCCCCTTGTAGCGGTCTTGAAGCTCAACCCAAACGCCGGTCGGCAGGTCAATTCTCACAGCACAAGACTCCAGTTTTGTCAGTGGTGCCCGGTAAGATGATCAGGAAGCAAAGAGCCCTGGCAGAGGGCAAACTCCGCCAGGGCGACGCCGAACCTACGCGAGAGGTCCGACATGGATCAGGGTACGCCCGAGCGCTGGGAACCGGTGCCCGAGTTCCCCCGCCACTACGAGGCGAGCAACTGGGGGCGAATCCGGTCACTGCCCCGCAAAAGTGGCAACAACCGCTGGTACGGCGGCAAAGTCCTAGCGCCGCAAGCCGTGAACAAGTGGGGCCATCTCAAGGTCACCCTCACCGTGAACGGTGTCTACCACCAGCGCCTAGTTCACCGCCTTGTCATGGAGGCATTCGTTGGGCCATGTCCCGAGGGGCAAGAGGTCAGGCACCTAGACGGACACCCTGCCAATAACCGGCTGGAAAACCTCGCCTACGGAACACGGCAGGACAACATGTTGGACGTCCTGCGCTATGGCGTGCACCACAACACGGCCAAGACGCACTGCAAGTATGGGCACAAGTACACGCCCGACAACACCTATATCGGCTCACACGGTGACCGAAACTGCCGCACATGCATCACCGACAGACACAAGAAGTGACGACACGATCACCATCAGTAAGTAGGTGAGTTATTAATGATCGAGACCGTCCCAGGGCCTTGACCACCTGAACCACCGGCATCCGTGGCGTTTGCTACGGCCTCCATTGTATTCCCGTAACCGACCAAAACGGCCGTTCTTTCCGGTTTACTCTTCACCGCCTGGGCGGTCGTGCTGGTGATCGTGATGTTGAGACGGTTCGTGCTAGAAAGGCCGTTGTCTAGCGTAATAACAGTCGCCAAATATCCCTGGGTGAGCATCTCACTTAGGGCATTCTCGTTTTCAGCTACTGTCCAATCGAACGTGTAGGTCATTGTTAGACCCCCACGGGCGATAATATATGGCGTTTGAGTGTTCGTCGCAGTCCAATAGGTTTGCAATTTGCGTTTGATCGAGCACGCCCAGTTTCCGATGTCATTGATCTGAGTGCCCCCGATCGTCACGGTTGACCGCCAGTTCGCCTGAGGCAGCACGAACGATGTCGCAGCCGTCGGGGTGGTCCCTGCCGGGCTGGACTGCCAGGACTCCCCAGAGACCTTCCGCATCAGCATCTGCTCGGTGTTGCCGCTGATGTCGAGCTGGGAGACGCAAAAGGACGGATAGGTACGAGCCCCCACAGAAGTGGTCAAACCCGTGTAGTCCGTCATACTGTGCGTTGGCGGCTGACCATTCCCAGTGTTGAGAATGGCGAACTTGTGGGTGTACCCGCCTGCGACGGTTTGGAGGGAGACGGTGGCGGAGGTGGAGTGGGCGAACCGGGTGGGGGTGTTGGCGAACAGGATGTTCGTGCCGGTGACACCGGAGGTGGCGAGAACAACCTCGGACGCGGCGCCGTCGGTGATCTGGATGACGGACCCGGTGGTGGGTGAGCCGATGGACCCGGAGGCGGTGAGCTGGGTGGCGCCTACGGCGATGGCGGAGGCAAGGGTGGGGGCGGTGCCGAGGGTGCCGTTGGAGGTGGTGGACATGTCGCCGAAGACGTTGTCCAGCATGAATCCCTCGATGTCGAGGAACATGGGGCCACCCAATGAGAAGGTGGCGTTCTGGACGCCGCGGATCTCGTTGAACAGCGGTGTCATGACACCGCGGATGGCCTCGTCGGGGAGGAACTTGGGGGTGTCTTCGGGGTTGTAGTCGTTCTGGTCCAGGGGCATCGTCGCCTGGGGGGTGGCGAGGGTGGGGGTGCCCACGACAAGCTCGCGGCCCATGTTGAGGAAGGTCCTGGTACTTGGGGCGATGAAGACCGGGCCGGCCATCAGATGTCACCACCCGGGGCGCTCGCAGTGGCGGCTTGGCTGGTATCCGCCGCTTTCGCCGCTGCGGCTTTCACGTCCGCTTTGGTCGCGGGAACCCACTGCAGGCTCGGCGGCATCGGCAGGCCCGGCTCCAGGGCCTCGATGGTGCACGTGTCGCCGGGGTCGGCTTCGAGCATGCGGCCCGTGCCGGTGTCACGGTAAGAAGGCCACCCCATGTGGGCGTACCCGGTGAACGTGTAAGAGTCTTGCGGCACACGGTCCCTTCAAATTTGCGGGGTGGGTTATGCGGAGAACACTTCGGTGCAGGTGACTTCGAGGAGTGCATCGAGGCGCTGAAGTTGCATGGGCTCGAGCGCTCTCAGATCCGTGATATACGAGATGCGCTCGCCGACGTCCACGAGCTGGGTTTGCACCCCGGTCCACGGGTCGGTGATGACCGCCGGGTCCACGCTGACTCGCAGGGTGGCCATGATGGCATCGACCATGCCGGGGAACAGGACGTTCACCAGCGGGTCCGTGGGGCTGCCGCCGGCCCAGACGACGTAGATGGGCACCGTGTGCTCAATCGTTTTGGTGCCGGACGGGCCACCAGGGTAGTTCGCGCGGGGGACGGTGCCGGCCCCGTATTTGCCGGGGTTCCTTGACTCCTGGCCACGGTTGAACCACACGTACGCGCTCGGGGTCCCAGCAGCCACGTTGGGGTCCGGTGGGGTGATGAAACACCTGAGGGCAGGCGGCGGGGATGGGAGGGCTTGCATTTCGGCGGGCCAGTTCATCCCGTCGAGCAACTGCTGCATGTACCCGACGGCTGACGCGAGGCCCACTCCTGCCCCCTACCCGATGGTGATGATGACCGCGGCGGAACCGGGGTCTTCTTCGGTGACGTCCCACCGGGACGGGGCCGCGGGCCCGATGGTGATGTTCGCCGGGTTGACCTGCTGGACGGTCCAGTACCCCGGCGGGAGGACTGGTGCGGGGAGGTACGGGGAGAACGTCCCCGCACCGCCCGCGAACCCTTTACCTCTCGGCGGGAGCGGTTGCCGGGCTTTGACAGGCTGGCGCCAGGCGGGGAACGGGACCCCCGCAGTGGGGTTGTGAACGGGTGCGCCCTTGTTCCCCAGGGTGCGCCCGCGCGGCGGCAACGCCGGGCGGATCCGCGCCGGGTAAGGCGGTGTCCTGAACAGTTGCGGCGCTGCCGCCGGGTTGGTGACCGGTGCCCGGGGGCTGGAGACGATCCGGCCTTTGGCGAATACCGGCGGCTGGGCGTGTAGTGCCTTATTCAGCGGGCGGAACTGTGCGACCGCAGGGGTAACGACTGGCACCGGCAGCG